GGACTGTCAGACTTGAGAGTCTGTCCCGATTCTATATCATAAGGGGTCCGTATTTATTTTTAGACACACTTATGCCTTTTCGTATTCTTCAATTAGTCGTAAACATCGATATACGGGAATTTCATAACCCAGATCTTCAAAGTAATTCATACCAAAACCTAGCTGAACATAGCATTGTTCTTCAGTCTTTAGCATTTGTTTTTGACTAACCACTTCACAAGTCTCTGTTTCTAAATTGCAGACTAATAAGATTGCTACAAACATTTTACTCTCCTTTTGTCTGCAATAATAGTTTTATTACTATTTCTTTCCGAAAAACTTAGAGGCAGATCGGACACCAAAACTAGCACTAACAATTACACCAAGAGTGTATTGATACCAAGTTGGCATTACTTCAAGAGCTAAAAATCCTTGTTCTACAATGACTCTGCCCCAATCACCAAAGAAGGCTAAGATCAAGGGAACAGAAAAAAGCAGCGTTAGCCACTCATCCTTCCAGCTATCTCTTGAACCCTCTGCCATTACTCTTTCCCATTCGGCTTCAGAAGTAGCGGCAGATTTCATTATAGTAGCTTTGGCTTCGGCTTCAACTAGCTTTAGATTAGCAGACGCAGCCTGTGCGCTTGCCTTACCTTTAAGCCAACCACCTGCCAGTTCGGCAATTGGACCGATTAATGCTTGTATCATTTACTTACCTCATACTCCACCTTAGATGTTGAACCGGTACTGGTTACACTAGTTTTAGACTCCTTGCCCATCCAAATGCCAAAACAACCTGTTAAGGCTCCCATACAAACAGAAACTAATCCGCTCTGCTGTACACTAGGGTCAGGGAGAGACATAAACCAATGTACAGCCTGATATGTTAAAACTGTTACTGCTAACATCATTAGTCTAGGGATAATCTTCCAGTCATCGATTATAGTATGTGCCATTTTGTTCACCTTAGATAAGTTCAAAGTGAGGCCCGTCTATAAATGGTCTACGCCCTTGTGAGCGTCTTAGGTCAATATATGCCATCATAGCATCTTCTGAGGAGCTAGGATAGTCCCGAATATCGCCTTCTGACCAAGCAGCACCCCACTTAATTGCCACCCCTAGTTCTTTAGCAGCTTCCTTCATAGCGTCACAGAGGTCATCATAGACGTTGAGTTCCCAACATCCCTTACCATCTACATAGGCCATAAGATCTACTGCACGACCTTCTAGGTGTTTTGATTTCATTGTTTGAGACTTCCCTGCAGCAACAAGTTTTTCTTGTTCTTCTACGGTACGCATACCATAGACTACACCAAAGTCTACTTTAGTTAGTTCAATAGCACGTTTTACAACGGCTACAAGATTAGCATCAACGCCCTCTAGTTTACCTAGAGAGCGCTGGCTTAGTTTATAACTCATAATATTCTCCTTACTGTGGTGGCTCGGGCCACACTGGGTTTCTTGGATCTGTTGTATTTTGAGGCAAATCCAATAATGCTTGTCTGTAATTAGTATATTCTGTTTGCTTTTCTGAAGTTAAAGAATTCCACCGTAAAGGATTACTTACAACAGGATCTAATTCTAATATTAATTTTTGATCTCTGTTATACCTTAGATCATCCCAAGAGGCTTGCTCATTCCAATCCCACTCTTCGGTTTCTAAATTAAATATATGAGGATAATTGGGTTTTTCTGGGTAAGGGTGAAATTCATTATTTTTTATGTAGTAAACTTCATCACTATAATAACCTTCAATATATTGATCGCCTTCTTCAAGATTTAACTCTAAAGTATCAGAATCAGGTACAGAAATAACACTCTTAAATTTATTATTTTTAAATATTGTATAATCTGGCATTATCGCTTTAACTCCAAATAAGTTATTACAGGGGTAAAGTATCGAATACGGTTTGCACCAAGTGATGTAGTAGGCTCCATACGAAGAGTTATTGAATGAAAGCCAACTAAATAACTAGGTATATATGGTAATTGATAATAGACTAAGTTTATATCCCCTACAACAGCACCAGTTACACCTCTGACTAAGCTACCGTTTACGTATAATCCTAGATTATATTTAGCCCAATCACCGCTAGAAGTTGTAGTACCATTCCTGTTGTGAGTTACACCAACCCCGCCTATTATTTGTGCAGGTGCGCCAGAAGCATTAACGTTTAAGGTTACTAGTGTAGTTTGACTACTGGGTATTGTAAGATCAACTGCTGAACTACCAACTGCTGAACTTGGAAAGGTCACCATGTTGTTACCGATTTTGGCGGTACTAATAGCTGCGTTACCAATTTGTGCGTTAGCAACTACCCCGTTGTTTATTTGAGCACTGTTGGTAATAATACCTGAAGTACTTAACAAACCACCAGTAATTGTATTGGCGCTGATTTTGTTACCAGTAATAGTTCCTGCAGATATTTTAGATGCAGTAATAGCATTAGCTGCTATTTCATTTGCACCAACAGCGTTGGCTGAAATCTTACCTGAAGTTACAGAATTAGCCCCAAGCTTAGCTTCGGTAATTGCTCCTGTAGGAATTTGAGACCCCGCAATAGTACCTGTGAGATCTGAAAAGTCTTCCGCCCCACCTACTATTTGTTCCCAAGCAGAACCTGTCCATTGGTACAGCTTACCATCGTTTCTATTAAATACTTTTTCGCCTGTGAAAGTTCCAGATGCAGGTAGCCCTGTTACATCTTCAATTGCGTAAAGGCCTTGTGAAGTAAATAGACTGTAAATGCCATTAGCAAAGTCAGGATCGTCAAGAAAAGTAGTTGTAGCATTCACTACAGAGCTAAATCCAGAAACGTTTCCTGTATTGTCTACAGCTTGTACGTAATAGTATCTTAATTGGTTGAGGCCGAGATTAGACCTATTAAAGGTGTTACCCCTAGTAGTTCCTACAAGTGTACCTCCTGAAGTACTGTTAGTGGTATTTTCGTATACTTCAATAAAGGCTAAGTCAGCATCTGCAGGGTTAGTCCACTCTAAGGCAATATACTTAAAGTGACCTGAAGCCGAGAGACCTGAAGGAATTCCGGGATTTGTAGTGTCACCACCAACCGTATGAGTAACAGTAGCAAATTCACTAAATCGGCCTGTATTACTTATTGCACGAACTCTAAAGGTGTACTGGGTACCAGTTCTTAAACCATTTACAACATGACTTAGTTGGCTTGTACGATAAGAACTATAGGTTGTATCAGTAGAAACCTTATATTGTAGCTCATAACTTCTTACAGAAGCATCATTAGAAGCAGTCCAGTTAAGTTCAACAGCTGGCATAAAGATACCATCATCATTTACAAATCCAGTATCGGTAGCTGTAATTTGCGCTGGCCCGGGGATCTTAGTGTCAATTCCGGGACGAGTTGAATATGCCTCATTATCGGCGACATTCCAGGCTAAAAATTCAGAGCTAAATTTGTAACCAGTAACACTAACGGTTAAATCTTCATTTACTTCTATAGATTCAACTCTAAAGATTTCATTCGATAGACCTTGATCCGTTAGCGTAACACTAAAGAAGTCTCCCGGCTCCAAGGTTAAACCTTGTTTATTTACCTTTAGAGAAATAGTGTACATTTCTCTTGATTGCCTTACCATTTGCTCTGCTTTTGCAAGGGCATGATAAGGGTCACTACAACCATCAAAATTAATTTCAGTACTTAGTTGTTGGCTATTGTCTTCATTAAAATAGGTTGAATAAACTGAACTTGTTTTAGGGGGCCATGATCTAGAATCATCCTTAAAGTCTTCATGCTCATTTAGGAATCTGACTGTTACATGATTAAAGCGGTCACTTAAAGAAGTCCAATTAAGCTCAATAGAGTCCCGCATAATGCTATTATCATCAAACTCATGTGTAGGATCTATGAGTGCCTCTAATTCGGTTTCATTCGTAGGGTATTCTAAAAGAAGTTTGTATTTACCCTCAGAGGTCCAAGTAAGCTCTGCAAGACCCATTGTGCTAAGGATAGCTTCAATGTTGTCTCTAATCTTAGCACTGGTATCAATAATAAGATTACACTCGTATAGTGGTACGTTTCTTACGCTTGATGAGGTAGAGTATGAGGAGTAATTTCCATTTGAATTACTCCAACTATAAAGATTACCATTATCTGTTGATTGATAGAGGTATGCTTCCTCGCCTAGTTCAGGGAAATCAGAAAAGGTGTCAAAATCTAATACAGGTTTAAACCCGTTAATATGACCAAAGGCTGACACTCCTGTTAGTACTGTAGTATCACAAACATTAGCCGCATTATAGAAAGATTCTAAATCTAAATCCGATATGCTAAGCCCTTTACCAAAGTCTGAATTAAGCATGTAATCTAGAAGACATAGCGCAGGGTTATTGGAATAGGTATAGGTTCCACTCAGCGAGTAGGTTCCTGCGTTATTTAGTATTGTTCTTACCTTACGGCCTTTAACAAAGAATTCTGTAAAGGGGATGCCGTTATACTGAGGTTCTTCTCTATTAAGCCGATAAATAGCTGTAGAGAAGGAACAACCTGTAAAAGTATTAGTAGCGGGTATTCCGTTAGCGGTTGCAAGATTTTCTGCAACTCCGCCAGAGTTATTTATAACAATACGATGTTTAAATTTCTCATCTTTAAGGTTGTAAGGTTTCCCATCAATATTTACAAACTGAACACCTTCAATACCATCCTGACAAATTGCTGTTTGAACACACAGGAATTCATGTTTAGTTCCGGTCACATTTGTAGTACCTAGACCTTCATCAAAAACAACAGCTCCTGAATTTTCTGAAACATAAGTGTAATCAGGAGACACCTTGTGTTTTACCTCAATACCACCAACCATCTGTTTTCCGTAGACAACGGGGATAGACTCGGCCTCACCTCTAATAGTGACTCGCTGCCCTCTGCGTTTATCTTGCTCTCTCTGCATCTTTCGCATTTGAGACTGCTGGTAGGCAACAGAAGCTACTGTAATTACAAGTTGTAAAATAAATTTAGCTACTGGATTCATTAGCTTTCCACCTTATTTGATTGATCTATCTTACCCCATTTAACTTCGATAGCACTATTTTCATAAATTTGATCAAATGAAGTATCTGTTAAAGACTTTTGATCCATACCGTCTCGTGAGGTTATATAACTATTTATCATATCTAAGTCTGCAAGTGCAGAAGTCCCCTCAAAAGTAATTACCTTTTGTTCCCAGTCATTTGAAATAACAGGGTTGTCTACATAACCTTTGTAGATAGAGAGTACATCAGAGGGAGTAGTGATTGGGTTTCCATTGGAATCCACAAAGCCAAGTTTAACTTCTATAGGTTTGCCAACTACGTTCGCCTCTATCTCTGTTTTCATTGCATTAAGGTTGTCTAATACAAGTACTCTATAAGCTTCCCTATCTATTACTGAAGAAAATTTAGGAGAATCTACCTCGAAAAGGCCTCCGTTTGCGCTATAAGTATTTCCATTATACACAATATCATTGCTGTAACTTGTAATATAATAATTAGAGTTAAAGCTTAGCTTAATTAAAAAGAAAAAGTCAATATTTCCTGATAGTAAAATGTTTTCAACTGTGCTACTAAATGTTCTCATCCTAAAGCCTCAATAATCTCAATAGTACCAGGACTAGCCAAAATACCATCATTAAAGGTAATGCCTCTTAAGTTAGTAACTTCTCTATAATAACGTATTGTTGCGTTAGCTACTGTCGAGTATGTCAATCCGCTAGGGGGTGTTGGATAAAGATTAGAATCTACCACAGAGGCAGCATCGGTCTTTACCATATAGACTTTATTATTGCTACCTGTAACAAAGGCACCCTTTGGATAAGCTACTCCAGTAGCATTGGATACATTAATGACGCCCCCCATATTGGAGTGATTAGCGCAATAATAGTATAGGGTGCTAGGTGCTGAACCTGAAACTACAATAGTCACAGTGGCCCCAGCCTGGCCCTGTGTTCCAGACGTAGTTACGCCAGTAGTGTATTCGATACCACCTCCATGAGTTCCGTCAGACGTAGTGGAAAACCTAAACGGATGTGTGTTGTTTGAAGAATCACTAACATCAAAAATATAAGTGTTCCCTTTAACAAAACTTAAAGTTTTTTGTTGAACACCATCAATGTAAAATTTACCAGCTATAGCTGTAACAGTGTGGTTAACTGTTGCAGGAGCGCCGATCCGACTATCTACATCAGTTAACTGAGGCATAGTCATAGTCTTGACAGTATCAAATCCAGTTATGCTTATTAAGGCGTCTGCAGGAGACGTTGTTAAAATACTAAAAGATAATTCCCAACGCTGAGCGTTTTGAGAAGACCTTTGTTTTCTGAGAGAGACTGTATCAGAGTCAAACATAGGTTCGTTTGAAGCAATGGTTAGAGGGGCGAGAATTTCATAGCCCTCGTAGTAATATTTCATGATTCTTTCCTCAATGGTCTTGCGATAAGGTGCATTCGATTTTCTTTAAACTGTAATCGAGCGCCCTGTTTTACGCCTGAATTGTTTTCATCAGTTGTGACCCAGTGACCATTTCCTGCTATGATTGCAGAACCATCTGTGTAAGCGATATCACCATATCTAGGTCTTAAGTTGTTTCTGATTTCATAACCAGAATATCTTGCAAAAGTTTTTAAGTCTAATTTGTTTTTTCTTAACTGTATTAAAAATTCTCTTGCACTATTATATTTTATATTTTTAAAAATTTCATCCGCTTTTGATTTGTTATTTCTTAATGCTTTATCATATTCAATAAGAAAACAAAAACAGTCGCTATAGCCTCTTATAAAACCTTTTTCAACTGTTCTCTGATTAATAATTTCTGTAGCTTTAATTAAAGCTATTTTAATTTCTTCTACTTCATAATACATAACTATACCTTTAATAATACTAAGGGGTGGTCCTTCTTTAACGTCAGGTATCCACCCCCCAGAAAATATTATAGCTTTTCTTTAATAAAAACTCTTACTAAGTCTGCTACTATGTCGCTTCTTACAATATCATCGACATTAAACTCAACAACTGGTAGTTGAATTCCAGCCCTTTTTACAACACTACAAAATTTAAGTAGGTCTTTACCTTCCTTAACGTCTGATTGCGCAGGATCTCCCATAAGCACTAGCTTAGAGTTTTCACCTAGTCTAGTTGTAATTGCTTTTAATTCATCTACATTTAGATTCTGAGCCTCATCTACTAAAACTAAGGAGTCTGCGTAAGAACGCCCTCGAATAGTTTCAATAGGTTGAATCTCAATGTCGCCTTTATTTATCATGTACTGGTATTTCTCTTTACCAAAGGAAGTTCTTAATACTTCTAACATTGGTAATAACCACGGTGTCATCTTTTCTTGAATAGAGCCGGGAAAATGGCCCAAAGATTTACCTGTGGGAACGTTAGCACGAGTCAATACAATACGTTTGTATTTACCTTTCATAAAGAGTTGTGCAACAGTTCCTGTACTGCAATAAGTCTTACCTGTCCCTGCGCAGCCAATAGTGACTGTTATAGGATTCATCTTAATAGATTGTATCAGTAAGTCTTGTTTCTCATTCTTAGGTATGACATGAAAGCCAATCCTGTGAATGTTATCATTTTTTACAGCGTAACGAGATTTCCGTTTTGACATGAAGATCCTTCATTATATTTCGGGGAACAAGCCTTCCTGTATAAAGGTGGTTACTTCTTCAGGATCTAGCCCTAAAGATGTCATAACTCGTGGGGTATGTGGGTTTTTCTTTTGATTTTGACAGTAAAAATTCTGCTCTTCGGTGTAATCATCTTGGGTAACTTCCCCGATGTTACTTAAGTAAAAGTTTAAATTTCTTTTAACTAGTTTTAAAATTTTATTTAGCTCTTCTTCAGAGTTTACATTACCTGCCGCTATCATATTTCCACTAAAGATGTTCCTCGCCCACTCAGGAAGTTCTCTTTCCTTTTTAGGTTTAAAGTCTTTGTTATTATCGTGAAACCACTCTAACATCCAGTGGTCTTTACTAGTAGGGCTAAAGTCATGAAAAGCCCCTGTTACTTTTCTTGGTCCTGCAATTATATCGAAACCAAATATCGGTGCAGGGTCTTTGGTATGTGGAAATACACAAAGATGTAACATATAAAGATTCTTTGTATCTCTTGCATCTACAATATCCAAATGTGCTCGCCTAAACTTAGT